TTTTGTAAAACCTTGGACAAAATCCAGCTAAAAATAAGGGTAAACCCTAATAAATTTTTTAAAAATTTTATAAAAAACTCGTGTCTAATAGTAGACAGGCGAAAAAAAGCCCCCTATATTGCTACAGGGGGCGAACGGGGGAGAATTTCCCTTCCGAGGAGAAAGCAAATGAACAACAGCGCAAGGCTCTTGCACACCCACTCACTTTTAGTATACACTGCGCTCACGTTTTTAACAACACCTATCGCGCAGGGGTAAATGCACGCATGCTAGAACACTTGCTAGATTTCGATCCCGAAGTGGGTACTCACCCAAGCAACGCTGTGCCTGTAGAAAAAGCCAGTGCTGTAGAAGCTGTTGATGCCAAATTAAAAACAACCGAGTGGTTGGAAAAGCTAGGCGCAGTAGACGTGGATCAGGTGACCACCCGTTTGGAAACCGAAGCGGCAAGGCAGGCATTTAATAGTGTTGTCACCGCCGCACCCGAAGACCACACCCACCACCAACTAGCCGAAATCAAAACCCCGGAAGCTGTGCGCCACCTTGTTGGCATGCTGGTAGCCTATGACTGGGAATTTGTACAGCAGGCAAAAGAGTTGCGAGGCTACACCGTAGCCAAATTGGTGGAAGAAACCAGCCACCCCAACGCCAATATCCGCTTAAAAGCCCTTGCCCTTCTAGGCAAGGTGTCGGAAGTTGGGCTGTTTACCGAAAAAGTCGAAATCAAGAAAACCGATTTGTCTGAAGAAGAGATTGACAAGAAGCTCAAGGACAAGCTGGCTAGGTTTATGAATGTCAGTGACGCGGAAATAACCGAAATAGATATAAAAAATCAGCCTGAATTGTCCGAAACACCCTCAACCGATGACAACCAACCACCCGCTGACGCCTGAACAAGCCAAAATTCTATTTAAGAATATGGCAAAAATGTCCATTGAGGAAAAAATGGACTATTTGGACATGTTGGACAAGGCTGAAGAAAGTAAAAAAAGACAGTTGGCGCGTACAGACATGATCGAGTTTGCCAAGTCGGTGTATCCGGGGTTTAAAGTGGGTCCGCACCACAAAAAATTGGCAAAGCTGTTTACTCGCGTGATTAACGGAGACTGCAAACGCCTCATCATCAACATTGCCCCACGTATGGGCAAGTCAGAGTTCTCTTCTTATCTGTTTCCGGCGTTCTTTCTAGGTAATTTCCCAGAACAAAAGATAATTATGGCAACCCATACGGCGGGTTTGTCCGAAGATTTTGGTCGCCGGGTACGAAACTTGATTGATTCGGACGACTATATTGACTTATTTCCAAAGACCGAGGTGGCAGATGACCAAAAGGCTGCTGGTAAATGGAGTACAAGCGCTGGCGGTCAGTACTATGCTGCTGGTGTCGGCGGTGCTCTTGCTGGTCGTGGTGCTGATTTGTTCGTTATTGACGATCCCCACTCGGAACAGGATGTGAAGGCTAACTCACGTCTGGCATTTGATACAGCTTGGAGTTGGTTCCAGACCGGTCCGTTGCAGCGTCTGATGCCGGGGGGCAAAATCATCATCGTAATGACCCGATGGGGGAAGCTGGACTTAACCGGACGGCTGTTGGACTACCAGACAAATAACCCGGACTCCGATCCGTGGGAGGTGGTGGAGTTACCCGCCATATTATTTGAAGACACCCCGCAAGAAAAATCCCTTTGGCCTGAGCAATGGCCTCTGGACTCGCTAAAACAGAAAAAAGCCGCGATGGACCCGCAGTATTGGAACGCCCAGTACATGCAGAATCCGGTGTCCAATAATGCAGCTATTATCAGCCGCAACGCTTGGCGTGTGTGGCCTAGTGACGAAGCGCCGCGTTGCGAGTATATTATCCAGTCGTGGGATACGGCGTTTGAAGCAAAGACCTCTGCCGACTACAGCGCGTGTACTACTTGGGGTGTTTTCTATAATGAAGAAGAGCGTAATCAAGCGCAGGTGATTCTTCTGGATGCGTTCAAGGATAGAATGGCGTTTCCTGATTTGAAACAGACAGCGTTAAAGCACTATAAACAATGGAACCCTGATGCGTTTATTGTTGAAAAGAAAGCGGCAGGAGCGCCTTTGATACAGGAGTTGCGTAGTATGGGTATACCCGCGATGGAAACAAACCCTAGCCGGGGCAACGACAAAATAGTAAGATTGAACGCCGTGGCTGATTTGTTTGCTTCGGGGATGGTCTGGGCACCCGACACGCGCTGGGCGCGGGAAGTGATTGAAGAAGTGGCATCGTTTCCTAATGGCGATCACGACGACTTTGTAGACACAACGAGTCAGGCACTGATGCGCTTTAGACAAGGCGGTTTTATTAGGCTAGACTCTGATGAGCCGGATGAACCGACATTTTTTAGGCGCAGAACCCACGCCTACTATTAAGAAAGACATACTGATATGGCGACCAATATAGACAAGGCTTTATATGCAGCCCCACAAAGCATTGAGGAAGCTGCGCAGGCTGAAGAGCCTATCGAGATTGAGATCGTCGATCCAGAACAGGTGACAATTGGCGTCGATGGCATGGAGTTGACCATCACTCCGGGCAAAGATGAAAACGGATTTGATGCTAATTTGGCAGAAGACCTTGATGAAGGTGAACTGGCTACTTTAGCTGGCACGCTATCTTCTGATATTGACAATGATTTGGGCGGCAGGCGTGAGTGGGAAAAAGCCTATGTGCAGGGGCTTGGGTTGCTTGGCTTGCAGTATGAAGAGCGTACAGAGCCTTGGGATGGCGCTTGTGGCGTGTTCCATCCGATGATTACTGAGGCGGTTGTGCGCTTCCAGAGTGAGTCCATTACCGAGACCTTCCCCGCTGCTGGACCGGTAAAGACAAAAATTATCGGCAAACAAACACCGCAAAAAGATGAAGCGGCAGCGCGTGTTCAGGACGACATGAACTACGAGCTAACTGAGGTAATGAAAGAGTTTCGTCCTGAGCATGAGCGCATGCTCTGGTCGTTGCCTGCCACGGGTTCAGCGTTTAAAAAGGTGTACTACGATCCCAATCTGGGACGGCAAGTTAGTATGTTTATCCCGGCAGAAGACATTATTCTGCCCTATGGCGCTACTGATCTGGACACCTGTTACCGGGTAACGCACACCCTGCGTAAGACTAAAAGCGAGATTATTAAACTTCAGCAGGCTGGGTTTTATCGGGATATTGAGCTACCAGACCCGGATAAGTCCAAGACCGACATTCAGCAAGCCAAAGATAAAGAGACAGGCTTCTCGGACATCAACGATGACCGGTACACACTGTATGAGAGCCACGTTGACCTGATTATTAAGGGTGACGACTATACAGAGATGGACGATGATGGGGAGCCTATCGGCATCACGCTACCTTATGTGATGACCATCCTCAAGGGAAGCAACGCGGTATTGTCGATTCGCAGAAATTGGCGGGAAGACGACCCCCTTAAACTGAAGCGGCAGCACTTCGTTCACTACCAGTATATACCGGGATTCGGCGCTTACGGCTTTGGTCTTTTCCATTTGATTGGCGGCTTTGCTAAATCGGCAACAAGCATCATGCGCCAGTTGGTGGATGCCGGTACGCTGTCTAACTTGCCCGGAGGTCTAAAAACCCGTGGTTTGCGGATTAAGGGGGATGACACTCCGATTGCCCCGGGAGAGTTCCGTGATGTGGACATTGGCTCCGGTGCGCTGCGGGACAACATCCTGCCCCTGCCATATAAAGAACCGAGCCAGACGCTGTACCAGTTGCTCAACAACATTGTTGAAGAAGGTCGGCGGTTTGCGGCTACTGCGGACATTCAGGTGTCTGACATGTCTGCCCAAGCCCCTGTGGGTACGACGCTGGCGCTGTTGGAGCGGCAGTTAAAAGTAATGACAGCAGTTTCTGCGCGATTGCACTTTGCGTTCAAACAGGAGCTTAAATTATTGGCGGGGTTGATCCGTGATTACACGGACGATGACTACGACTATGACCCTGTTGATGCGCCCCGTAAAGCTAAAAAGCGGGACTACAACCACGTAGAAATTATTCCAGTCAGCGATCCCAATGCGGCTACCATGTCGCAGCGTGTCGTGCAGTATCAAGCGGTTATTCAGATGGCGCAAATGTCGCCGGACATTTATAACCTGCCTAAATTGCACAGAGGCATGCTAGAGGTTCTAGGCATTAAAAATGCAGCCGAGTTGGTTCCGCTGCCAGATGACCAGAAGCCACGAGACCCCGTTTCGGAAAACATGGCGGTACTTAAAGGTGACCCAATTAAAGCGTTTTTCTACCAAGATCATGAGGCGCATATCCGGGTACACATGGCAGCTATGCAAGACCCGATTGTTATGCAGTTAGTGGGACAGAACCCTCAAGCACCGAAGATTCAAGCAGCTATGATGGCGCATATTGCGGAACACGTTGGGTACGGCTATCGTCAGAAAATTGAGCAGCAGCTTGGCATGCCGTTGCCGCCCGAAGACGAGAAACTGCCGCCGGAGATTGAGACAGCACTATCGGGCATGATGGCGCAGGCTGCGCAGCAAGTGCTCATGCAGAGTCAAGCGCAGGTTGCACGGCAACAGGCTCAACAGAACGCGCAAGACCCGCTTATCCAGATGCAGCAGCAAGAGTTGCAGATCAAGCAACAGGAGTTGCAGCTTAAAGCAGGCGAAGCCCAAGCCAAGCAACAGTTGGAGCAAGCCAAACTACAGCTTGAAGAGCGTCGGATGCAGATAGAAGCAATGGGTAAAGCCGCTCAGTACAAGCAAGATAATCGCAGGACGCAGGTTGAGGCGATGGCTAAAGCCGGACAACTGCGGCAAAGTCAGACAGAAGACCCCCGAGTTGCTGCTGCCAGATCAGCACAAGAGTTGCAGATCAAACAGCAACAGCACGCACAGAGTGTTTCTCAGAAACAGGAGCAACACCGACAGAATCTCGCGCACCAGCGTGAGCAACACGCTGCTCGTCTAGAACAGCAGCGCCGTCAGCAAAACCCATCCAAGGAGAAAAACACTAAATGATCGCTGATTTCGCACGCGTATTGCGCGAAAAAATACGCTCCGATATGAACAACTACGCCGATGATTTGGCAGGTGGGGCATGTCGCTCTTTTGACGAATACAAAAAACTCTGTGGTGTTATCCAAGGTCTAGCCATCGCAGAGCGTCATTTACTCGACCTTGCAGAGAAAGTAGAGCAATCAGATGAGTGAAATCATTCTGCCTCCGGGCATCAGCCTGCCACCTAAAATTCAGCCAAAAGAGGCTCCTGAAAAGGATGCCGCTTCAGAGGAAAAAGCAACTAGTTTGCCGCTTCCAACCGGCTGGAAACTGCTATGCATCGTGCCTGACGTATCTGACAAATTGGATGGCACGGACTTGGATTTGGTTAAGCCAACTTCCATTCTCAAACAAGAGGAACACGCCACTACGGTGCTGTTTGTCTTGAAAGTCGGCCCAGAAGCCTATAAAGACACCAATAAGTTTCCTAGCGGAGCTTGGTGTAAAGAGGGCGACTTTATCTTGGTTCGGACGTATTCCGGTACGCGTTTCAAGATTTTTGGCAAGGAGTTCCGTCTGATTAACGACGATCAGGTGGATGCTGTTGTGCAAGACCCCCGGGGAATTACCCGCGTTTAAGGAGCATAGTTATGGCAACTGATGAGTACAAGTTCCCCGATGAGGTGGAGCAGAATAACCCTACTGAAAACTCGGAAATTGAGATCAGTGTCAAGTCAGAAAATGACGAGATTGATATTGAAATCGTAGACGATACCCCCGAAAAAGACAGGGGGCGTAAACCGTTAGACAGGGAAGTGTCCGATCCGTCTGACGAAGAACTGGATACATATACAGAAGGCGTTAAAAAACGCCTAAAAGAGCTTACCCATGCACGGCATGACGAGCGCCGAGCCAAAGAAGCCATTGCCCGGGAAAAAGCCGAGCAAGAACGCCTGCTTATGGCTATGTTGGAAGAGAATAAACGGCTCAAAAAGACGTTGCATAGCGGCTCGGAGCAGTACAACAGTATGGCGCAGACGCTGGCAGAGGAAAATCTCAAGCGTGCCAGAAAAGAACTAAAAGATGCGCAAGAGGCTTATGACTCTGACGCCATAGTTGCCGCCCAAGAAAGTCTTGCAAAAGCTACTTGGGACATAAATAATTTGAAAAAATATGTGCCACCCTCTTTACAAGACCGTGAAGAAGAGGTACAAACACAAACATACCAGCCCCAACAGGCTAAACCGGACGAAAAAACACTGCGCTGGCAGGCTAAAAACCAGTGGTTCGGAGCCGATGGGTTTGAAGATGTAACCAGTTATGCACTAGGACTGCACCAAAAGCTAGTGAGTTCGGGGCTTGATCCCCGCTCTGATGAATATTTCGAGCAGATTGATGCTCGCGTAAAGTCTAAATTCCCAGAAGTATTTGGGGAAGAAGACGACAAGCCACGGTCTAGTGTGACTCCGGCTAAAAAACCCGCATCTGTAGTGGCTCCTGCCAGTCGATCAACTGGTAAGAGAAAGGTTGAACTTACTCCAACGCAAGCCGCGTTGATAAAGAAGTACAACCTCGATCCGCAGATGTATGTTAAGGAAGTTTTGAAACTGGAGGCCCAAAATGGTTGAAACACAAGATCGTACCCCTCGTGATTTGAAATCACGCGATAAATCTGCCCGTGCTGTATACGTACCGCCGAGCAACCTGCCTGATCCGACGCCTGAACCGGGCTGGGTCTACCACTGGGTAGCTACTCATGTCATGGGACAGGAAAACCGTACTAACGTATCACAAAAGATGCGCGAAGGATGGGTGCCGGTGAAAGCAGTGGATCATCCAGAACTGTTATTGACTGGTAATGACAAGACAGGAAACGTAGAAATTGGTGGCTTGATGCTTTGCAAAATGCCTTCTGATCTTTATCGTTCCCGTCAAGAGTATTACAGTGGTCAAGCACAGAACCAGATGGATTCAGTAGACAACCACTTTATGCGGAACAACGATCCTCGTATGCCTTTGTTTTCAGACAGAAAATCGTCTACGACCAAGGGTGGGGGTTTTGGTTCCGGTTCTAAATAATTTTAGGAGCTTAACATGGCTTATCCCACCGTTAGCGCCCCTTACGGCTTCCGTCCCATCAATAGTATTGGTGGTACTCCGTATGCGGGTTCTACTCGCCTAGTGCCGATTGACTCCGGCGCTATGTACAACGGCGATCTCGTCGAAATGCTGTCTAGCGGCAAATGTAAAGTTGTTGCTGATGGTACCGCTGCCCCTCAAGCACTTGGTGTTTGTGTGGGTGTTCAGTACACCAACTCATCGGGTCAAACCGTTCAAGCCCAGTACGCTCCGTCGTCTGGTGTGACCAACGCTGTTGCCTATGTGGTTGATGATCCCCGCGCCCTGTTCCAAGTGG